AGGAGCCCTTTATCACCAACTCAGTAAAAACTAGATTACTGGAAGGATACTGTGTTTGCAGTAATAGCAACTTCACCAAGATAGTCAGCAGCATTACCAAGCGAACTTGCTGTGTTTGTTAACTCAACATATCCGTACCTGGTCATAAAGCCAACGACTGGTTCAAAAGTAGCTGGATCAAGTACAACACCACTGCTCATTAGAGGTACATATGGGCAGTAGAATGCAGCAGCATCAGACTCGCTGGTGCCCTTGTATCCAACTAGGATTGGGCTGTCATCGCTCTGATAGCTGTCAACATAGACCTTCATAGCACCGTTTAGTGTACCAACAAACTTGGTGTTGGTTGGAGCTTCGAATGTGCCTTCTGTTGTACGAGCAAATGCTGAAGTTGTTGCGCTTTGGAGAATTGTTAGAGCCTGTGGACTAACAACTGCCCAGTTTGCAGCACCACGACGTGTACGCTGAGCGATCTTGTTAGCAACACGATTGATCAACACTGCAAGAGCAGCGTGCTCGTCACCAACAAATGTAGCTGTACCACTAACTGTGGTCTGGTTGTAGGTTTCTTCAGTAGCAGCAAGATTACGCAAACTACCTAGGATTTCCTGATCGATCTCAACTGTGATCTCTTGTGCTAGAGCTGCCATGATTTCTGCTTCAACGTCAATACCATGCATGGCTTGTGCATCTTGAGCAGCTTCGAAGGTCCAACGTGCTGATAGCTTACGTGTCTTAGCTTCTACAACTTGCTTCATGATCTGTACGTTGATCTTACGTCCTGGTACGCCTTCAAGGCTACTTGTACCAGCAGCTTTACCGTTAGGATCGCTGCCTGTGCCTGAATAGGCAGTAGCAATCTTGAATGGGCTTAGTGCTTCATCACCAGCCTTAACGATATCGTTGCTTTCAGCATAACGAACACGTAGAGTATGGATTTGAGCAACTGGACCAGTCATGGGCTGTACACCAACAATCTCATTAGCGATAACTGTGGGCATAACACGACGGATTACCGGTAGAATTACACGGTTAAGAGTAGCGATACTACCAGTTGTGGTAGCACCAGCACTAGCGGTTTCCATCAAGCTCTTGCGAGTGTTCTCAAGTACAACACTCATTGATGTGCGGCGAGAGCCTTGCAAGCCTTCAAGCAGGGCTTCTTTAGTTTCGCCCCAACGGCTTTCTAATAGTTCTTTAGTCATTTATCTTTCCTTTAAGGTTTAACTAATTACTTCAACCCTGCCAAACGCTTGAGCTCAACAACGTTGTTCTCGGTAGCAGTTTCTTGGGCTGCTGCTGGTTTAGCAGTTTTATCTCCAGTGACTTCGGTACGGCTTTCTGAGAGAATAGTCTTCTCATCTTTCTTACCGTTATTAAGTACAGCAGGAAGATACTTTTCAAATGCAGTCTTCAATTTTGGAGTCTGCACACTCTCGAGAAGCTCACGCATTACTGCTTGCTTCTCTTTAACTAGAGTTCCAAGTAGCTCGTCCATTACTGTGCGGCGATCTTGACTCTCCTTGATCACGCGGATCTCGCGTTCTTTACTTTCAACAACACGTTGAGCTTGGTTGCTGGCTTCGATAGCTTCTGCTAACTTTTGATCGCGTTGTTCAATAATTTTTCTCAATTTTTGAATTTCGCGATTTTCATTAAGATGTGTTAATGAAAATTCACTAGCAAATGCTTCAAAGATACGACGACCAAACATGTTTTCACGAGCTTGTTGAATATCTTCTTTTAGTTGATTTAATTCAGCACCCAATTTGGTGGCAACTGATTCCTTGACTAAATTTGCGCTGCGAGCAATAAAGCGTTGCTGGATTGACTCAAGACGAGTTTTGGCTTCTGCAACCAAACGTACTTTAGTCTCTACAACTGCTTTCTTGTCTTGTGAGAATTCACGAATTTCTTCGGCAAGTGCACGAACAATAAACTTCTCTAGTCGTGCATAATTCTCGGCTTGAGCGCGGCGGTCACTGTGAAGTTCACGTACTTCTTCAGCTAATTTCTTAACCATGAAGTCGTTGAAACGACCAGCACTTTCCATCATGTGGTTTTTGATACGCACACGATCTTCGACCATAGCCTGTTTCTCGCCTACAAATTCTTCAATTTCTCGGGCGAGATTATCAGTAACCATCTTGTCTAGTGCTTCAACCATTACTTGCTTGTCATGCTCATAGCGGGTAGCCATTTCTTCACGCAGCTCAGCGCGGACCTGCTCACGAGCCTCAGATAACTTGGCTTCCCAAGCTTCATTGATGGCTGTTTTGGTGTCCTCGTTGATGATACCGCTATCTAGCAATGGTTTCAAAGCGTCAAACATTGCGGTTCTCCTATAGTTTTAAGTCTCTGATCAGACGAACTACTTCGTCCTTTAGAAACTTCTGCACTTTTTGATTTTCTGAAACTTCACCGGCCATTTCAAATAATCGGTGACCATGGCGCATATTGAATAAACCTTCATATATGGCCTTGGGATAAGCATGTGGAGCACTGGGTTGTGCTACAATATCTACAGTTTCAATCATGAATCCACTGACGTGCCCAGTGGACTCGTGTACTTCGCCGCTACCGCGACTTGATACCCCTAGTTTCACACCACTTTCTAACATGGTGCGAATTAACTGACCCATTGGTGTGGGTAGAATCTTTAGTTTGCCATGACCGCAAGGGCCATCCATCCACATCTGAGTAATCATATGACTAACACGATCTAGGTTAATCTTAAGATCATCGGGATGATCGACTTCACCAAGTACACTGTAGCCCCCTTTAATTTTTTCATTAATAGTTTCTACAGCTTTGGAGATTTCGTTAACGGGGTAAACACGATTATTACCGTTCTTTACCCCACCTTCGATGAATATACCCTTCATGTAAAGATCCTTACCACCACCGTCAGTGCGATCCTCTGCAAGGATCTGCATCTGAGCATGGTCGAAAGTTAAATCTTCCCTTAGGTATTTGGTCATATTACTTGGCTAGTGGACTTTTAGCATTAACACTTTGCTCACCAGTCTTGGCTGATGCTTTGCTGGCATAACCTTTACTGTGTGCGCCTGGTACATTTTCAAAGTTACCGGCATGCTTAACTTGCCCTTGTCCTTTGGTATACTGGTTGTTGGGCTTAGGTGTTGGCTTGCCATCAGCAGCTTGTTCTGCACCACCTTTAGCGATGTTAGCTGAACTACCACCCATGTCATTCTTACCAGCTACAATACTCTTAGCATTTACTGAGGGCTTGCTGCTGCTTTGTGCACCAACAGTTTGACCTTCAGCATTGGCTGGAGCTGCAACTTTGTCTACGTATTCACGTACCATGGATTCTTTTGGCTCTTCTTCATCGCCACCAAAATCAGGATCATGCTCGCCATCACTGTGCTCGGCTTCACCTTCTTCGTCAGCCATTAGGGCATCAAATTCAGCTTTGAGCTCGTCAAGTGCTGCTTCAAGATCCATAACACGATCTTCGAGCTCACCTTCACCGCCCATGTCGTCACCAGGCATTTCATCGCCCATGTCGCCCATGTCAGCATCCATGTCCATGTCGTCACCAGGCATTTCATCGCCCATGTCGTCACCAAGCATTTCATCGCCCATGTCCATTTCATCGTCATCGGCTTCAAGCATACCAATGTCTTCTTGTTCTACGTCGTCGGCAATGCTGTCCATGCCGCCTTCTTCAACTGTTTCTTCGTCAACGAGATTCTCATAAATCTCACGTGACTTTTCCGCAACGATCTTATGAAAAAGCTCGCGAGCTTTATCTTCCTGCTCATTGATAATGTATTCAATCAACTTCTCGTACTTGTTCATTGTGAACTCCTATTAAATTATGTACTACGTTATTAGATATTTACATAATATTGTAATATTATGCTTGATATGGTGGTTTTTTAGTGGATTTTGATTATAAACCAGGTACTGCACCGGCTGCTGCCGCAGGTTTATATTGTTTTGATAGTTTTTCTATCTTTTTTTCTGCTTCAAATTTTCTAACGTCGTTCATCATTCTAAGACGTTTAATCTGTGCAAGAGTTAATCGAGTCTTACGTAATTCGCCCATGCGAACGCCGGATTGATCCTTGCGTTCATCCCTGTATGTACCAAGGTCGTTTTCAAATAAGTCTCTAATAAACATATTGTTTATTTAGCCAAACTCAAATTAAACTGCGGGTGCGGCTGCGGGCGGTGTTGCTGCTGCGCCTGATATTGGGCTTGCTAAACCAGCACCAGGTGCAGCTCCGGGTGCAGCTCCGGGTTCGGTTCCAAGTGCAGCACCTGCACCGGCTTCTGTTCCTTCAAGTCCTGGTACTTCGGCCATGGTATCAAGATCACTGGCGATTCCGCCCGGACTAA